ACTGACCAAGCGTAGCTGACTCGTAGTAGGCTTCATCATTAGTCTGGTATCCAGACTTAGCAGCCTTCTCCTTGCGTGCATAGCGCTCTGCTACACGTCTCATCTGCCACGCAATGCGTTGCTCGTTGTGCTTGCGTCGCTCTTCGATAGGTTCCATTAGATCAACTATGTGATCTTCTGCCCTAGTCATAGACCAAGCAATCAGTTCCTGCTTTACATCATCCTTCTCAACGTAGGCTTTATACCTACGGTGGATAGTGTTAGCAACACTAGGTACTAGGTCATAGATTACTGGGTGCAGTTCAGTCATCGCATCACCACAACTGCCGATGGGAACGGAGCGGAATTAGGTTGGTTCCCAAACTTGAGACGACCTCTAATGAATTCGATTTCATACGCAATGCAATGCTCGTGCCACCAGGAAGTGTCAGTTCGGGAGGGAACCAGTAGTACCACGGTGCAACCCTTCTTGCTCTCAGCTTCTGCTTTAGCAACCCAATCTTTGATTGTCCTTCCGTATGGTGGGTTAAGCCACACGGTCCCACCGTTACTATCGCTAGCCCAGTCATTATGAAATGCGTCCTGACGCGCTGGAACAGGATGGTCTGGGCCGTACCAATTATCGGGAACAAGAGTGGATGATTGCAATGCTGCTGCGTCCAGAGAAAAACGAAACGTGTCGTTGTATCTGTCGAAGAAAGCTCGTGGTGTAGTCCACGTATCATCGTTGGAGGTTTTGAAGGTATCAGTTTTGTAGAATCCCTCACTCACTTGGCCACTTACCATCTAGTACCATCAGTGCGATAGCACTATAGTTTAGTAGATCAATGAAGCTGTCTCGTAGTGACTCGTTCTCTGGTGTTGCACCGCTATCAATCAAGTGGTTGATGCGTGCAGTCTTGTCGTGCATACGCACACGCAATCCATTGAGCGGTCCACCTGGAGATAGACTGATGTTAGTTGGGCCGTAGTCTTTGTGCTTCTTGATGAGCAGGTTACCTGCACTATCTAAGGTAGCCCAGACATCAGCTATGAACGTGTTGGTATCGGGCGTATTGTTAACACTTCGCTTTGCGTATCCACGGAAAGGATCTGGAAGCCCAAATGCTGCAAAGTCTGTAGCATCGTGTCCCACTCGCTTCTTGTCATCGTCATACATTCGACTCCCCTATCAGTAACTTCCTCGTAGCATCAATTCCATTAGCCAAGTAGTAATCATTGATGTCCATACCTGGGGGTAGTGTAACAATTTGTGAGTTCATTACCTCGTTCGCCACGCGCTTAGCAAACTCAGCGCCAGGGTTAGACCCATCCTCTTTGATGTCGTTGTCACCGACAACATAGATAGTTTCGTACCCCGCAAATAGTTTGGGAAAGTGTGGCTTCCACGCAGCAACACCTGGCACACCCACGGCAGGTATACCAAGCTCACCGCTAGTAACTATCGCATCTAGTTCACCTTCACATACAACGATGTAAGGTGAGTCAACAGTGATGTCACATACATTATACAGGTGTGCCTTCTGCCCAGTAGGAGATCCGTACTTAGGCTTGGCATCATCTAATCTTCTAAACTTAAAGCCAACACAACCACCAGATGCTGTGATGTATGGGATGGATAGCCACCCTTCATACATCTCGTGACCATTGATTGGATTGGTAATAGTCCCTAACTGAAACAGTCCTGCTGTCTCTTCAGAGATCCCACGTCCTTCGAGTACGGCTAGAGCCTCTGGACTTATTGCCTGTGCGTATTGCTGCGCCGCTTCCAGTAGCAATTTCGACTGCACGTTTGAGGCCATCGTTAAACTCCAAGTTCTCTAGTATGCACACTAAGTTAGCTGCGTTGCCACCCTTACCGCAGGTATGGCAGAAATATAAATTGTCATAAGTATTGATAACTGCTGAACGTCTACTGTCACTATGTAAACAGCAACGAACCGAAGCACTCTTGCCTTCACGTACTTCACCTCCGAAGTGCGAAACAATTGCTGCTATGGGGATTGTGTTTGCATCAACGGCACCTTTGTACCGTCCCGCTTTACGTACCCTGGACCAGTCTTGTGCTGGCATACACACCCCTTGTCATCGCACTTACTGTGAAACTTAGCAGCACGCTTGTACTGGGCTACCCAATTCTCATCGCCTGCTGTTCTACAGTTTTGGCAAATCATCTTCAGCTTCTTCTGTAGTTGAAACTTCAACTACTTCTTCTACTGGCTTTAGTATCTCTGATGTTGTGATTTCTCCACCTGGTACTGGCATTTGTTTCTCCTTTATCCATTGGGCTAGGTCCTGAATGACCCAGGCTTGATCTATTGATGCGTTGCGACGCTTAACTATTACATAAGACAGAGGGACTTCCCCAAGACCTCTAGCCTTAGCATAGTTAAGCGCCTCAACTTGTGCTTCTCTCCAGAACTCAGGCAAGGAAAGGGTTGCCCTGTTCTTGAGTTCAAGGATATAGGTTTCTCCTGCGATAACAGTTACGATGTCGCCCTCATCCTTTGCCCCAGCTTTAGTCAGACGTTCTGCTATGACTCCAGCACGTCGAAGCCACTTCATTACATCTGTCTCAAACTGAGAACCTTTAGTCTTGTTGTACTGACTCATCTACCAATACAACCTTGTTGATCTTATAGATGATGTTACCTTCTTCATCTTTAACTAACTCGACAATACCAGATTGCAATAGCGCACCAACGAAGTTGGTTAGGTCTACCTTGAGTGCATCAACATCTGCACGCAACCCATCTACCTTGAGATTATCTCGGTACTTATTTGATAACTGTTCAGACATTGTATCCTCCTTGGTATCCTGCGATTGTATCTTTGCGTAACATCCAACCAAACTCGTTCTGGTCTGATATCTGTACTGCTGCGTAGTTTACCAGTAGCTGTGCATATTTGCTTCCGTCAGCAGTGTGTGCGCCAAACCGATTCTTCACCGGTGCTACCTTAAGTATCCCTTGCGTTGGGTCATAGCCCAGTGTAAGTATCAGTGCAGGTAACTGACTGACCTTTCCGTGAATTGCTCTGCGATGAGGTGGGTTACTAGGTGACCCATACTCTGACTGTTCTGATACGTGGTGGAGTACCATCACACAGGCCTCAGTCTTGCGTGCCATATCGTGAAGCTCCATCATAATTGCTCTAAGTCCAGCCCATTCGTTGTCCGTCTCAGCGGTGATGTTCATTAGGTTATCAATGACTATCAACTCAGGTGGTTGTCCATAGAGTTCAACGTAGGCCCTGATCTCTAACTCCAAGTCATCAATGTTTGGAGAAGAATCAAAGACCCACTTGATGTGTGAAAGTTTGTCTAAGTGTGCATTGTAATACTTACTATCGTTAGACAGGTTTGCTTCGACTGTCACTTGTGAGTGACCAGATAGATGCGATACAGACCTCATCATTACAGTAGCGGTATCAGTATCTGCGGAGAAGAAAAGTGTAGGAACCTTGGCTTTGATTGCATAGATCAGGGAGAACATAGACTTACCAGCATTAGGTGCTGCAGCTACCATACATACCTGGCCTCTGCGAAACTTAATACCTTCTACTGCTAACCCATTCCACACATCAGGTAGTGGTGTTGCTTTGGTAAGCACTCCACTCCAAGCGCGGGAAAGATTAAGCAACGCCGTCCTCCTGATTTAATCTAATGCCTCGTTGTTGGCGAATACGGAAGCGTTCTCTTGGAGAGAGTCCACCCCATATACCAAAGTTCTCTTTATATATTCCCCACTCAGCACATTCTGTGCGGTGGGGGCAACGTCTACAAATTGATTTAGCATACTGAGCCTCGGTGAGACTTACTGATCCCTGTTCTTTATCAGGAAACCAGAAGTCGCCACCGATTGTTGCACAACTAGGAGCTTCGTATTTACTTGGCTCCCGCATTAGCTATCGAACCCAGATGGTGTCGCACTTATCTGGCGCACCCTTGGGTGCTGCACACATATAGCCTGACCACGGACCCTTTTGTCCTACACCTGATCGCAGTGTCATTGCACCGTGACGACAGGTATTACCTGATGCTGGTTGTGTATTGTAGTTAGGTTCCTTAGCAGCAACTACTGGTGTTGCATTGAACTGCTGAGCAACTGCTGCAACTGTTGGTGCTGCGCCAAGTTCTGTTAACTTGCCATTGAGTTCTCGACCTGTTGTGTAAATGTTTGCAGCATTCATTGCGATATCTGCTAGACCTGCTTCTAACTCTGTTGCAGTTGATGCATAAAGATTGATAAGTGTTCCATCATTTAACTTGTAATTGATTTGAAACTTTGTGCCTTCTGTAGCCATTTACTTGCCTCCACTTTGCTTGATTGATAGTCGCTGGCTTTCAGCTCCTACCTTCTTAGGGACAAACCCTAATAGTTTTTCTACCTCTGTACTGTCAACTGTCTCA